GTAGTAACTTTTAATCGTAGAAAAGAAAATGGCAGACCAAAAGCAGAACACAATCAGTATTCCAGAAAGTGTCACAATCAACGGTGTTACTTACTTAGTGAGTGAAACTCCCGAATTGCAGAAATTCATTCAGGACGTGTCTAAGGTGGAAAAGTCAAAGTTGTACTCCCAGTTCGAGTCGCTCAAGGAGCAGATTAAGAATTTGAGTGGTGTGCAGGTAACAGAAGACCAGCAGAAACAGCAACTTGACATTGAGGCCCTCGTAAAGTCGCTCAAGGACTCCTTCGTGACTAAGGAAGACTTGCAAGAGTCTCTAAAGGCCACAATAGAAGAAGTTGTCCGCCCTGTCCTTGATGCAACCAAGAAGACGCAGGAGGATGAAATCAATGCTTATCGTGAGAAACTCATCACTGAGAACGCCGCCACTTGTATTCCAGAGCTTGTTAAGGGTAACACTAAGGAGGAACTCGACGCAGCCCTCAAGGAGTCAATCCGTCTCCGCGCTGCATATCCGTCTCCGGGTAACGAGCAGAAACCTTACACTGGCGACCCCAACATTCAGAAGCAGGCACAGCAGCCCGGTTTCCAAGCTGAACAGAAAAGTTCTCCTACACCGAATGGTCAGCAGCAGATTCCAGCCGCACCGCCCGCACCACATCGTCCAGCCGCAGATGCTTCTCAGGAGCCTACCGCTACAAAGACGATGCCGATGTCTGAGTTCGCACAGAAACGTGACGCTCTGAAACAGCAGCTCGAAGCAATGTACGGAAATGGCGGCACATTGTAATTTCGAGTAATTAACAACAAAATTTAAGAACAAAATGATTACATTTATTTTATCTTTTTGCGTAGGTATTCTTGTACTCGCAACAGGACTGTTCTTTGGTGATACTACTTCCGCTGGAGTTAATGAAGGTGGTTATGTGTCCATTCCGCAGGCAGTCCGCGATTTTTATTCTCGTGAGGTGCTGTTCCAGGCACAGCCTCGTCTGCGTTTCGCCCAGTTCGCTAAGGTTAAGCGTGACTTGCAGGCAGTAAGAGGAAAGGCTATTGTATTTGTTAAGTATGGCAACCTTGAAGGTGGTGGCGCATTGGAGGAGAGTGATGTACTTACTCCCGAAGGCATGACTACTTCTGAGATTGTTATCCCCGTAAAAGAGCAGGCTAATTCCATTCAGGTAACAGAATATCTCCTGCGTACTTCATTGCTCGACGTACTCGGTGACGCATCTAAACTGTTGGCTAATAATATGGCAGTTGTCCTCGATGGTCAGTTCCGTGATACAGTGCTCAAGACAACCAATGTAGTATATGGAGGAACCGCAACGAGTCTCGCTACTATGACAGCCCAGTCCGCATTTACAACCAAGACCGTTAAAGACGCTGTTGAGACACTTGCTACACATAATGCTCCCCGAATTAATGGCGATTATTACGTATGTATCGCGCATCCACATCAGTTGCGTCAGCTTCGTGACGACAGTAACTGGATCAACGCCAATACGTACATGGGCCGCCGTCAGTTGTACATCGGTGAGGTCGGTATGTATGAGGGATGTATCTTCATCGAGACCACGCAGATGCCTAAACTGAACGCCGCTCAGATTGCTGAGAAGTACGGTCAGGGTGCCACTATTACTGAGGCATACGAGGCAGTCTTCTTCGGCGACAACGCTTACGGTTGGGGTATTGCCCTTGATGTTGAGCTGCGTGACGATGGTGTTGTTGAACTCGGACGTAAGCATACCCTTGGCTGGTATGGTATCTGGGGAACCGGCATCATTGAGGAGGCTAACATCGTTAAGGCCCTCACTGCGTAAAACTCATAAATGGATAGGGGCAAGGAATTTCTCCAAGCCCCACTCTTTTATTAATTTTTAAACAAGTAACAATCATGGCAACGAAAGAAGTTAAAGAAGCACAGGTGCAGGGTCAGGGAACTGGCACAGCCAAAGGAACACAGGACGGTACACAGCAGCCAGCAAACGGTGGTGAGAAGAAGGCTGAATTTGCTGAACAGAAGAAGGTCAAGATTCACACTACTGAGGACATTGACAGCATTGTCTCAGGTATTCCTTATAAGTTTGCCAAGGGCAAGGATGTTCAGGTTCCCGCTGATGTTGCGGCCATTCTCGTGAACGCACAAAAGGCGTATCGTCAATAAGTATGGCTCAAAAAGTAACTTTGAATGAAATAATGACAGCGGTTCGGGAGATTACTTTCGACCGCTTCATTGTTCCCGCTTTTGCCCTAAAGGAAATGGGCGAAGGCGTGTTTGTTTCCGTTGATAAAGACTTTACCCCACTTACGGAAGGTGAGGAATCAGAGGTTATAAAGGGAAGACTTGTCATTACCCGCAAATCATCTGATACAGAAGAACCGACAGAAGAAAATATCGTATCACTGACTTTCCAAGAATATCCTACTATGGAAGGTCTGCTCGAAGCATTGATAGCCAACGACATTATCGTATCATACACTCCGTATTTCAGAGGAGAGGAACCATCGACGAGCCTAATCAAAGTTACCAATAAAGAACTAACCGAAAACGTTACCCTTTTCAGAAGGTACTTCTTCTCAGACGAGGAGATAGAAAAGTGGATTCAGTGGTATTATTGGCGCGTATTAGATATTCCCAACGCAGAAATCAATGACGAACTCATAGGAAAATTGGTGCGCCCAAGCGAAAAACACATGGCCCTTTGGGTATCTTACTATCTTGTAGGACGCAGACGTTTGTTTGAAATCGCAGCAGGCTCAATCGGACAGTCATTTACTGACGGCTCTGATTATGTCGGCTCCGACTTATCTGATAGCACAGGCACAACGACTACAACCCAGATCGGCTCTGTATTCACAATTACGGAAGACCCAACTAAGGGCTACTTCTATGAGGACTTTAATCGTGTGGGTTCTGATAACGTACTCGGTGACAGGTACTCATTTTGGTATCGTTTGCAGTTGTGGATTCGTGAAACCTTGGAAGAAATGTTCGGCGATTACTCACTCCGCAAAGACCAAGTTATCCCCGGATATATTGAACTCCAGAGAGAACTCGACTTCCGTTCATACTACGATTCATATCCATTTACGCTTTCACCACTATCACGAGGTATATTGTCAAAGACTCCATAAGTTATGCTCGTACCCAAAGGCAAATTCCTATCTTACCAGAGTTCGTTCTACAAGCACGTCCTTGCGACGCCCTATAAGATACAACTCGAAATCGTTACGGTGAAGGAGGCTCCGTCACCCGACGAATTTTCTATGGATGCCTTTGTGGGAGATTCACCAAGGGAATCAAAGTTCTATGAATTTCGGGCCTTGTATGAGAAAGAGATTTCTGACAGGGAACGTGAGAAGTATGGACTTCCCAGAGAGGTGAACGGAGTTGTGTACTTATCCCCGAAGCAGCTTGTACCCAAGTTCGGTGACTATCATCTTGATTGGAATCGTACCAAGGTTCATTTTGAAGGGCGTGTACAGGTAATAAATAAGGTTGTTTACTTGGAGGAATTTAAAGAGTACGGCAGTTGTGTAGGCATACAAATCTTCGTCAAGGACGCTCTTAAAGGCGGTTGATGTTTTTGTGTGTTTGCTTTTGTGGTTGTTATTACTATAAAAATAACCCCAAATTTGCCCGCTAAAATCCATTTTAAACGTGTTTTTCATGCTTTGCCTATACTTTACCCACAAATGAAAAATAACCCGCTAAAATTGGCTATTTATGACTACCAAAGTTAAGACCCACAAACGTAAAGGTAAGAACAAGGTTTCTGTTGTTAAAGAGCACACTCGTAAGGGTGGTAAGAAGATGAAGAAGGGAGCAGGCGAGGAGTTTACTAAAAAGCAGGTGGACTCTTGCGATACTTCCAAATGTTCAACATCAGACCTCAAG